TTGCTGCTTGATTTACAGCACTTGCGCCAATAGCGCGAATCTTTGGAAGATGCCCGGCAACAATAGAGCGGGCAAGAATAGAACCCACACTTTGAGGGTTGCTACTACCTGAAACTTTTAAAACATCTTCAACTTTTTGATTAAGTTCTTGTGACATATAGACTCCCATTTGTAAATCATTTCCAAAGTCCATATTACCATGTTACGCGTAGTCGGCTGATTTTAACAATGTGAGCATGTCTTCTAAGCGCATTACAGCATAAGATTCACCTAAAGCAGCAGCACCTTTACCTGGGCGTTTTACCACCAACAGTGGAAGCCCTTTAGGTAACTTAGACGCTTGAAGTACAGTGTCATTTAGCCATTCGCTTAACTTAAAAGACTTTTGGTTTTTGCACTGAATTGCTACCTCGGTAGCATCAGGATGCTTAACTCCATGAATATCCCCAGAATCATTTTCTCCAGCCAATGCCGTTCTTCTGGCATTAACAAATTCTTTTTCTTTTAGATAACCAACAATTGCAGTTTCAAAAGAAGTACCTTTTGCTTTATGTTTATTGCCCATAACCTAGTTCATCCATTAGTTGCTTACCTTTAGTTGTAATTCGGTATATACGAACGTTAACACCAGCACGGCTTAATCGTTTCTTTCCGGTTCTTTCCAAGTAACCAGCGGTATTTAGTTGACCAACAATGCACCACCACCCGTTGTGCCCTTGATCTAACTTTGTGTACTCACCCATCTCATCTGTAGTCATGTCTTCGTGTTCATAAAATGCGCTTAATACTAAATAAGTGCGACTGTTAAGTGTTATTGTTTTCATAAACTACTCCTCAAACGTGTAGGTACATACTGATTCTTGCATAAACATATCTGGTGGCTTTTCTGCAACCACTAGTGCTCTTAGTAACCAACGATCTGTTCCGTCGTATCTGGGTTTAAACGAATTTCTTCCGTGAATTACAGTTTTGTTTCTTAGAATCAACATGTCTCCTTTTTCTAAAGCTACGCTATGCGTACATTTGTTAATGGCAGTTTTCAGTTCTGCTAAAGCGGTATCTGCCAACTTGTTAATGGGTTTTATTAAGGCTTCATCGTAGGTAAGTGTTGTAATGCCATCTATTGTATTTAACACACTTGTGGGAATTTTCCTGTCAGTGGCTCCGTTAAGGATAAAACTTAAGTCAATGGTGGTTGTGTACCACTGTTGATGTAACACCGATATGGTTTCATCAGATAACTCTTCCAGTAATTCAGTAAGGATGGCGTAAGTAGTTAGGGCTGCTGGGTCCCCCCTCAAACATAAGAGAACTACGTAATCTGGTTTGTATGGGTGAAATGCAAGTTCTGTGTGTAGAGCTAGTGCAACTTCGGACGACGATGATATTTGGTTTAAAGCTTGTTGTGGTATGGGCATAACATTATGAACTAATTCGCCATTTTGTTCTTGGGCATATCCAACTAAAGTTCCAAAAACATTTGCGGCAAAGTGCAATGCAAAAATGCTCTTATGATGTGTTGCAATTTTATAAGATGAATCAATCGGCGTTGGTGGTACGTCCCCAATGGAGATATGCTTTGCAATTGCTACGTCTATAAGCATGGCTAGGCAAGGAACCTTGCAGCTCTGTTTTCTTTTGGAGCAAGACTGATGCGACGACTCAACTCTCTTGATAAAACTTGAGCACCGCGCTCGCACCGATCAAAAACTGTATCCACTAGTTTGCGGTATGCACGTGCTTGTGTGTACGTTTCCTGTTGTCTTTGCACTTTGTCTTCCACGTCACGTTTTGCTTTAGCAATAGTTACTAACTCGCCTTTAATTTTGTTTCCCCACTGCTCAATCAACGTACAAGCTTTTACATATTCAAATGTGTTTAGCTCACGCTCTTCAACAATTTCAGCAGTGACTAATTGTGCTTTTGCATAGTTGACCCACGACATAAATTCCGAATACAAAGACATTAACTCAACTTCTGAAATGTCTGCAAGGTTTCGTGGAACCACTGGAAGTAAACTGTGTGGTTTTTCAGGCAATGCAAAGTTTCTTAAGAACCTGTCCATCTCTGGTGTTTCTTCTGCAATCATCATTTGCTCCAACATGTGTTCTTATAAGGACAGTATTTGCAGCCATTGCAAGTTTCTGTTTCTGCCCACGCTGGTCGCATGGGTGGAATCTTTTGTTGTAATGCTACTAGCAGAACACGACAACTATCAAGTATGGGCTGAACCAAATGCGGTAAATATTTGATTGAAAACTCTTTAACTTCTTGAGATGGCTTCCATTCGTAGATAAAAGTCAGGTCATGTATACCAGTGCAATGCATGTACAACATCCCTTGACGAACGTGACTTGGAAAAGGTTGGCGAATCTTCTTCCAAAGCCCATCAATGCCCATAGTGGGATTTTCTTCATATTGCTTGTACAAATCAAAATCCTCAAAACGTACTGTTCCAATGCCAACAGATTTAATTTCAATTAAAGTTCTTCCTTTTTTATCGGAAACAATTCCGTCAGCGCTTCCTCTAATCCCGTATTCTTCGTCTTTTACCGGAACTTCTGCGTAGCTTAATGCAACGTCTAAACCACATTCTGGACAATGATTTGGAGACAAGTCCCACCACGTGTGGTTGCACGACCCACATTTAAAGTTTCCCTCTAATACTCCTGCTTCCCAAAGCCAAGTTTGCCATTTGTGATGAATGGCATGCCCTTCTTCAAACACGTTTAAACGTTGAAAAGAAAAGTTCTCGTCAGCTTTAACTTCGTTTTTTATGGTGTACCAAGATGCTCTTGGACACCAATCTCTCTTAGCTAATTCGCTAGGGTGAAAAAAAGATGTATCTCGTTTCTTATCTTTTTGTTTTTTACTTTTTAACAACTGAATTGCAACCGTTGGTAAAACCCTGCCGTTCATCTTTAACAAGTTTTTGTAATTGTGCATGTCAGACATCAGTTGTTATCTCCAGAAAATCATCCTCACCAATGACCACGTAACGACGACCAGCGAGATCAAACTGCAACACAGGTACCCTATCTTCAAGTAACGCACGATCCCTCAATTCTCTTAAGTCAAGTTCTTTTAGTGTAATTGTCTTTTTGTTTTCTGTCAACTTGTTTTCAATTAAAAACTCATGGCTTCGGACATCATTTTTTCTAAGCCAACCTGCTCCTGAACGGGCATTTCTAGAACCTTTATAAGTTTTAGCTGTCCTCTTCTCCTGTTTTACAGAAGACTTCATTATCCTTGTGTGTTTGTCCGGATCTCTTCCAAGTATGGTCATCTAACCACTTTGTAATACTCTTCAATGTCGTGCTTTAACTCTTTTTGCATAAACAAGTCTTCTCGGAAAGCTTCAAGCATCTTGTCTTTGCCTTGCCATTTTTGACTGCCGTAGGCGTAATACGCTCCTGAACGTGTAATCACCTCAATAACTGTTGCGATGTTAATCATATCTTTTAAGGTATCAAACGAACCCTTAGTAAAACCAAGTGCGTCAGTAAAGTAAAAATCAACAACGGCTTGTTGTGATGGTTTGTAAGTTTTGTTTTTAAGGGTTCGGGCTTTAATTGTTTGCCCTACAATTTCATCTTTTTCTTTAAGCCATTCGTCGCGCCTGACTTCAACACGAACAAAATAACTGAAGTTCTTAGCAAGACCGCCTGGGGTTGTGCGATTATCCCCCCACATAACACCAATCTTCTGGCGCCATTGGTTAATCATAATACCTGTACATGAACGTTCTTTTTCTGTCATTGACCGTTTCTGCGCTTCTGAGGCTTTGCGAAAAAACTTAGAAGTAATACGAGCACCCAAACCGACGGTGAATTCATCCATCATGCGTTCCGATTCGTCTGTAGGCACAAGTGCTGGCAACGAATCAATGACTATGCAGTCTGCGGCACGATTCTTCATCAACTCAATTACCAAGTTGTAAGCTTGCTCCATGCTGTTGGTTTCAATAACCCATAAGCGAGCAAGGTCAACGCCAACTGATTTTGCGTAGTCGGGCACAAACTCTTCTGCTGCAACCCAAACTGCTGTCCAGTCTGGGTCAAGCGCTTGGTTAGCCGCAATAGTTTTAAACGCAAGTGCTGTCTTTCCAGATGATTCATCACCAATAATTTCTGACCATTGGTTTGCAGGCCAACCTCCGCCAAGCATTAAATCGTATGCAAGGATACCTGTAGTGGTGCGTGCTAACTGCTGATGCATAGCATCAGCTCTAAGGATTGAAACTTCATTTTGTTTTTTGTTTATCTTATTGATTATTGCCGTTATTGACTCATAATCAGTTTCCATTTTGTCTACTTTCGTTGTTGTTTTCTTATTGCACTTTTACTTACAGGCGTATCCTAGTTCTTTAAAAAAAGTTACTTGTTCATTTGCGTGCAACATTGCAAACTTAATCAATGTGGCATGAATGTTTGCTAAAGGAGGGCCGTATTGTTTTGGCAAAGAATTAGGTATTTCCTCAGCATGGTTATGCAACATGCACTGTTCTGATTCTTTAAACCATGAGATTACGTTTGGTATGTTGACATTAATTTGAGTTGACATTTTGTGGTTCCTATGTTCCCCAGTTCACCTGGTCTGCTTGTTCGTATTTACCGTTCCACCCACACTCAAAGCATCTTGGTGCTGGTGCATGACCTAAACTACCGCTGTTTGCTCTACTAAATACATTTTTACTGCCGCAACTTGGGCAAGATAAAGAACCTTCGCGGCGATGAGCTTCTCCACCTTTCCACGATCTAATTGCTGTGCCCATGTCTGTTTGTCCAGTTTGATTTTGCTGTACATCAGCTGTTGTTGTCTTTTGAGAAGCTACTTCTGATGCTTGTTGACGCAACGCAGGCAAAATTACGTTTGGAGTAATCGGAGGCGATGACCTAGGTTCTGGTTGTCCTTTTTCAGTTAACTTTTTATCCCACCAAGATGACATATGTTGTAAACCTCATTGTGTATTAGTTATCTTCATCTCCAACGTAACCGTCGCAATCTTCGTAATCATCATACTCAACTCTGCCCAGTAAAGCAACCTTGTTGTTAGACAACAGTTTTTGAACCAACGCCATGCTATATGACAAGATAACCGCCTTAGTGTTTTCTATCATTGATGCGTTTGGTCCTTGCAGTTCAGGTTGTGTTGCAGACAGCACTTGAGCAAACCACTCAACAGACTCAACAATGTCTTCAAAAATGCCAAAGTCGTGCAATGTTTCCCATTGGTTTTCAACCATCACATGTTCCAGTTCTTCAACATCCTTTGAAACGGGAGCAAATCCTAATTGATTTGCAACGCTTTGGCCTGTAATAGACGAAAGCATTAAACAAAAGTTTCGTTTATCTAGAGTGTTTGTCATCTCTGTCATTGCTTTGCCTCCGCCCAGCTTCGTGCCGAGTGGCAAGAAACTTTTAATGTGACTCCCATGATATCTCTATTATGACCCATGGCGGTGATTAACGTATTTATTGAGTCTTCCACGCAGTCTTCTGGGGTAATTGCTACAAGTTCGTCGTGAACTTGTACAAGCATTTTTGTTTTTGTGTCTTTGAATGCAGTGTCTACATCAATCATTGCTTGTTTACATATGTCTGCAGCGCTTCCTTGAATGATCGCGTTGATTGCTTGCCGTTGCGCCCTAGAAAACAATTCAGAAGAACGTGATGTGAGGTCAGGTAACCGCCTACGGCGACCACTCAGCGTGGTTACAAATCCCTTTTTAGTAGCTGTAGCGATTGCTACCTGTTTCCATTTAGTAAGTCCCGCAAAGCTTTTGTAGTATGACGCCAGCAACTCGTCTGCGTGTTCGGGTGTAACGCCAGTAACCCTAGCAAGTTTGTTGGAACCACCACCGTAAGCGGTAAGAAAGTTAACGCCTTTGCCGATTTGTCGTTCTTCTGAAGTTATATCTTCAACTTTCTTTTTGAACACGGCGGCGGCTGTTGCAGAGTGAATGTCTTCATTGTTTTTAAAAATCTGAAGTAGACGTGGGTCT